TCTGCCTTCTTCCTTCGCGCTGCGATAACTGAACTCTTCACCCATACGATGTTGTGATGCTCGGCACAGTAGCGCGTGCGAATATCACGTCTGGGTTTGGCGCAGAAAAAATGGCCCCTCGATGTTTCTCCAAGGGACCATCTACAATCACTCTCACCTAGATCGAGTAGGTGAACCCCGCCTATATCCTCGTCTGGTTCTTCCTGCACGATGAGCCTCATAGCGGATGCTCTTATGTTTCGCTGGAGTTGACGGTCCAGTGGGCTCTCGACGACAGCTCTGGGAGCCACTGGTTTATGTACTTTATCTAGCTCCCCTCTCGCCTGCATCCTGTACACCTGCCCCGCGATGATGTTCCGCGTGACTCCTAGTTCAGACCCTATCTGCCTGAATGTCATGCCGGTAGGGAGAAGTTCTTTTATCTTGTCGGCAATGTCCATCACTCGTTCTCCAAAAATGCCGCCAGAGGCGTGCCAGCCAGATGGATTTCAATGAGGTACTCGTTACTGGCAACGGCGTACTGCGTGCCGCCACCGATACGTCCAACGATATTCTTGCTGCTGAAGTCCTTCTCAAGCGCTCTGGTGAACATATGCCGCGAGTAGCCCTTGTCCTTCAGCCAGTCGGAAAAGTGCGTTGATGAGATTCGCATGATCTTACTGTTGACTGCGATGTGGACATAGACGTCCTCAAGTTTCGTGGCGTCCCGCACCACTTTAACTGCGTCCTTGGCCGGGCGACCCTTGGCGATGAGGATAATATCCGTCCAGAGGGTATGCCGGGCGCGCATGGCGTTGAGGTATTGGGCCAGCACGTTTTCGACGTTGGTGACGTTCGCCATGTCGTTAGGCTGCGCCTTAATCTGCTCACGCATACCCTGCAAAGTATGCAGCATGAACTGCTTCAGCTCCTCCTCATCGATCTGAGTGAACCCCAGTTTGTTAGAGTAACGCGCTCCCATACATACGATAGTGATGGCGGCAGTCCAGAATCTTTCATCGTTCTGCGCCTTGACCTCGATGCTAATCTGCTTGCGGAACTCGGCGACCTCAATTTCGACTTGCTCGAAGTTCTCCCCGAGATACTGCGCGTACTGGAGCCCAACGTGCCCGTAGTTGTCGTGCAGCTTGGAGAGTATCTGGTCAGCCTCAGCACCCTCGATCTGACCATTCAACCCTTTCTCCACCTCATACTCGAAGGTGCGGAACACGCCAGCGGTCGTCATCTTGGTACGGTTAACTACATAGTCGATGATACTTTCGTTTGATGCGGAGACGAGCATGGTCTGCCATGTGCCGACGCTGCGCTGTGTCACGTCCGACGACATACGCGAACGCTCCTTGCCGGATGTGAGTTGGAACATCAGGTTGACGAACTTCTTGGTGTCGTCCTCGGTCTTCAACTCGTCCCAGTACAGCGGCAGCGACCTGATCTGACCGATCTTGTTGAGCACTGACAACTGAGTATCAGAGAGCCCCTGCATGGCCTTGATAGGATCGCCCCACACCGCCTGCGCAACCTTGAGGGCAGTGGTCTTGCCAATACCAGACGCAGCAGAGTAGGTGGACATCATGAGGCCGGACTGACCTGTGAACCGCACGAGCGGAGCACCAAACGCTGATGCAATGATTGCATTGAGGGCCGGGCGATCTTGGTCTGTGATAAGCTCCGCAGCGCGCTTCCAAGCGTCAGCAGTACCCGTTGGGGTATAGCTCGCTGCGATAACCTGATCGCCCACAGCGGACGGGCGAGCACCTGCCGGTGTCCATATCTGCCCACCGTAGATGAAGCCCTCGATCTTTCCAGACTTGATGTTCCACCCAAACGGGGCGGAGTTGACGATGCTGCTCTGCGCAGCCTGAAGTTTCTGTATCCAGCTCACGATAAACTCCTCGAACATTTGTGATGAGCGACCGGGCAGGATTGTCAGTCCCTGCCTGCTCAGAGTTGACCTGCATCCACCCTGCGTAAGCGACTCAGCGAACGGCATGGCGATCTGCTGGCTTGTTCCCTTGTGTGCGGTCGTGGTGAAGTTAAGAATCCATGGGTTCTTTTGGAGCCATGGCTCTGTCATGGGGTAGTTGAGTATAGGGACCAGCTCGTTCGAGCCGTCCTGCTGTACTAGTATTCGATGCACGATCCCGTCAGCATCGCGCATGTACCCATTAGGTACATCCCAGTTCGCAGCTTGTAATGTTGCGATGGTTTTTTGAGGCTGGGAGGCGAAGTGGAATGGTGTCTTGCCCTTGGCTGCGTGCGGACATGCGGCGCAGGCTGATGCTCCCGTGGCGGAGATCGTGCGGCATCCCGGCCACCCTAGCCCCTTCTCCTCCTTGTCCTTCTGCTTGCGCTCGAACAACTCGTTGGTGCTCTCGAACGAGTATCCGGGATGCTGGTTCGCCATGCGATGAGCGTTGGCGTTGTCGTCTTCGCAGAACGTAGAGATGAGCGTCGTCAGGTTCCACAGCGGATTCGTAAAGTCCTTACCACCAGTAGTAACAGCCTCGTTGACGAAGCCACACGCCTCAGCGAGGTGTGCGATATTGGTTGGAGCTGCGCGGGCACTCTCTATCCCTGCGGACAACTCATCGTTCACATTTGTAAGAGGAGTACGAGGCGGCAGGGCAGGTACGATGTCAGCATCGATGAACTGCGACAGGGCTGCTGTGATGCGCTCGACTGAGTAGTCGAAGTCCAGACGCGAGCCCGCCAGCCGCACGGGGCGGGGTTTCTCCTGCTTGCGGTTGAAGGTGTCTGGAATGCGCAGGATGCGGGCGCTGTCTATCGTGCATTGCGTATCGCACTTGAGCCCGAACTTCTTTGTGGCTTCCGCCAGCGCCAAGGCAAGCGGCTTCCATTCGAGCGGCATGAGTGCGCGGTCAAGTGTCCAGTAGACGTGTAGACCGCCGCCAGACGCCACATTCATCGTGGGCCTTGGCATACCAGACGCGGTAAGGAACTCCGCCAGCGCTGCCACAGCGGCCTTCTGGTCAGGGTATCCGTTCGCCCCGTCCTTGCAGTCAATGTCCAAGAACAAAGACTTGAGGGCCACGGCGTTCACCTGCGAGCGGATGGGTGTGTAGAAGGTCCACCCCTTAGCCTTCGACGTCCTCTCCTGCGCCAGCGCCTGTGAAGACATGCACGCATAGATGTCGCGAGTGTCCTCGCCTTTCAGAGCGAACTCTACAGCTTTGATTGCTTCGTTGAGAGACTTGCACGCACGGCCACCCCATCCGGGACGGTCGTAGTTGGGTGATGTGAACGTCCAGTGGACGTTGATATACGCGGGTGCCTCGCCATCAAGGGGCCAAGGTACGACACGCGCAAGGTATTCGCGAGCATGGTCAAATGTCACAGCGGGCTCATGGGGTGGGTGGGTCGAGCTTTCGCCCGACCCGTTGCTACAACTTATTTCGGAAGCAGACCATCGAGTTGAGCGTCAAGCTCATCATCGAAGCTAGAAGGAGTATCCTCCTCATACTGCACAGGCGGAGGAGGCGGGGCTACGGCCTTCTTCTTGTAGTCGCGCTTGGCTGCGGTCTCCTTGATCTCCCCCGTCTCTGGGTCATGTGCCGGGGCCTTGACCTCCGCAGCGGGCTTGGCGATCTGGGGCGGTTGCTCGAATACCGACGCCGGAGTTGGTGTCGGCTGCTCTGAAGCGATCTCCGACTCAGAGATGATGCGCGACACGCGGGAGTCCTCGCGCAGGGCGATGATCTGGTCAGCCTCGTCGTCCGTCAGCGGGCGGATGGCGCTGAAGACAAACTTCGGGAATGCCTCCTTGGTATCGAAGGAGATGCGCGTACCAATCGAATAGTACGGGTAACCCATCGGCCCCATCTTCTGCCCGTACTGAGCCAAGTCCTGCAAAGACGCAGCGGGAATACGCAGCAGCATAGGTCCACCATAGACCTCGTTGGAGATGTCAGCGAGAGGCACGACAACTGCACGCTTGCTGTCCGAACACGCCTTGCCCTGCTTACCAGCCGGAGTAATACGTGAACCCCACGCATTCATAGGACAGTTGGCGCAGGTGTTAGACTGCTTCGCCTTGGAGTTAACGTCCGGCGTCACACCATTGTTCGAGTAGCAGTCAGGGCTCTCTGTCGACCCCTCCTTATACCCGTCGCGGTAGAATATCTTGCTGAGGTGGTTCGCAGCTTTGACAATCACTACCTCGATTGACGAGCGCGGACCATCCCCATCCTCGCGCATGAGGTTGGTCTCCTCGCCACGGAACTTGGTGCGCCACACCTTGCCGCGATAGCTGATGATGCCATAGCCGCTTGATACACCAGCCGAGAGATCGTCTTCAGTCTTCTGGTTGGCGAAGCGGGTGGACACTGCGCCGAAGTTATTAGGTACTGTGATGTTAGACATGTGTGCTCCGGTTACTTGCGGCGAACGCCGACAACAAAGGTGGTTGAGAAGTTCACTCCGGGAGGCGGAGCGTTGTTCTCCTCGATAAAGTCAGCAACGGCGGTGACGTTGGCTTTGCGATCCAGCAAGTCCCATGCTTCACTGCCGATGACATACCGCATGAAGGCGTCAGGGTCAGCGAGGGACGCCGCCTTCTTCTCCGTGCGGTAGACGGTGCCAGTGTCTGTGCGGACACTCTCGCCGTTGATGGTGTTGAGGTGGTCGAGAAGCACGGAGTTGAGCTTTTCCAGCATCTCCTTATATGGCTTCAGCACCGCCTTGTGTTCGTCCTCCTTGGTCTTAATCAAATCACGAAGTCGGACATACTGGTCTACGCGCTTACTAATGTCTACGGTGGGTGGGTGTTCCATTGGTTACTCCCTGCTTGCTTCCTCGAACAGTTCGAGAAACTTCTCCTGCACGCGCTGTTTCTTTTGAAGCAGTGCGTAGATTTTCCGCTCCACCGGAGTGGACTGAAGGTGCAGTAAGAGCTGCTTGTGCTTCTGTCCAACTCGGCGGATGCGGTGGTTCGCCTGATCGTAAATCTCCAGAGAGGTGACGGGGGCGAACCATATAATCGTATCAGCAGCGGTCAGCGTAATACCGTGCGCCAAGCACTGCGGATGTGCGACTATAACTCTGTACTTGTCTGTGTTCTGGAAGAGGTTGAACACCTGCGCTCTGTCGTTGGCTGGAGTGTCACCAGACACAACCGAGTGCTCGATACCCTCTGCGGTAAGCGCTGCGCTAATACCACCCAGAGCATGTTTAAATGGTGCGAAGACAAGCACCTTACGATCTGTAGCGTTGATGGCGTCCACCAGAGCCTCGATACGCTTCTCATTGTCGAGAGGCACAGTGGACCCATCAGACGAGTATACCCAGCCGGTAGAGACCTGAAGTAGTTTCATCATGACCGCACCAGCGTTGGCTGCCGTGATCTCCTTAGCCAGCACAGCGGCATGAGCATGATCGAGCAGCGCCTTGTAGACCTTGGCCTGCTTGGGGCCTAACTCAACGTCTACGAAACGCTCGACGCACTCGGGCAACTCAACAACATCGTCAAGGGTGTACCGCACAGCGGGCTGCATGACGGCGAACGCTTTATCTACCGCGTCAGGTTTTGGAGCCCACTTGAACTGGGTGATCTTATGCATGAGTTCCTCGCGGAACCTGCCATAGAACTTTGGCACAGTGTTGGGCGTGACGATGGTGCATTGTGCCCACGCATCCGTTGGCTCGTTGGGGATGGGTGACCCTGTCATCCCCCACACCCACGTCATGCGCTGCGCCAGCTTGCGGGTGATCTTGGTGCGCTGCGACCCGCCATTACGATAAACGGCAAGCTCATCGAGCACCATCGTGTTGATGTCGTCACGAGCGGTGATCTCATCGATGAGCACCTTCAACCCATCGTGATTGATAATGAACACAGTAGCATGTGGGTCTTTAAGCGCCTCAAGTCGCTTCTCGCGAGACCCATGCAGCACGACCGATCTGACGTGCGGCAATGTCTGGAATATCTCCTTGCACCACGTAAACTTCAGCGTGGACAAGGGTGCGACGACGAGCAGCTTCTTTGCCAACCCCGCCTTGTGCAGATAATCCCAAGCCCACAGCGCAGCTTTCGTCTTGCCCGTCCCCATGCCATTGAGCACATAGGCTCTCTGGTTCATGGTCAGCAGCGTGCAGGTCTTCTTCTGCACATCGAAAGGTTTTCCATCGCACCAGTCGTAGTGCGTTGCGATGGGCGAGGGTACATCGAACCCTAGCTTACGCAGGAGGTATGTTTCTGTCGGCCCGTGATTGACGGCAAGAGCAGGGTTACCCTTCACAGTAATCGCTGGTGCAGATGGAAATAAGTTCTGCACATCTGCGCGCAGAGGTACTCCGATGATTTTATGTTTCTGGCTCACTTGGACGGGGAGCATGGTGGCTGCGCTCCAAAAACGCTTTGAGTTCGTGGGTGGACTCCACTGAGTCGATGACGAATACAACGCCACCGGCACGAGTGATCTGACCAATGACAAGTTTCTGTCTGTCGGTCGGTTTTTTACCGGGGGCCTTAGTCTCTATGGCGACGAACTTACCGCCGACACACAACAGATAATCGAGACTAGATGCACCAAACCCACCCGGCACGGGCATGAACTTATAGACGCCTTTGTACTGATCGATGACGCGGTTGACCGCAGCTTTTACTTTGCCTTCAGGCGTCATGTCCCACCTATATCAGCTTGTATTTCAGGGGTTGCAAGCCCCTATTATACATATTTTTAGTCTACGCTATAGGTGGTGGTAACCCTATATCGTAGTCCCATTAGTAGCTAACCAGCGAGCATCATGAGCTGCGCCATCAATGTCTCATCCGGGAACTTATCCAACTCGTCAGGTCGTACCTCTACATGTAAGTCGGAGTGTAGTGTCCAATCCTGCTTCAGGATGCGGATGCGAACAATGAACACATCTAGTTCTACGCTCCGCATTATATCTACTCTCGCAAGTAACTTTGGGTCGATAGCATTCCTGATTTTAGCTTCAGCCTTGCTCGTTACCACTTGCAACTCACGGGTTGGTTTCTCGTTGTAATATCGTGGAGGGCTTGGTCTTCCAGAACCACCAAACATATCATTCTCCGTGATGCGGACACACATTAACTGGGCACCAACGCTTACACAGTGGGCCGGGCTTGGCTGGATATGTCATGGTGTTATGGGCATATTCAAGAGACTCGACGCGAGGCCAGATGCCTCTCCAGATTTCCGCCATACCCTCACGAGTAAAGTCGGCACGGGTAGTTGCGTCTTCCTTGAGCCAGACAAACTCGCTGCGTACTTTCTTGACCTCGGGATGATGTGCGAACACACACGCAGCCATGAGCGCGAGCTGTGATCCATCTTCGAGTATCTTACCTG